ATTACTATTCAGATTGGGAAAATATAAAGCCATCTGACAAGCCTAAAAGAATCCCAGCGTTTGGACTGACAAACACACCAGCACCAATAGAAATCCTTTATGTAAAGCCTTATAAAGCTGGTATGTACTATTATAGTACTCCAGATTATCAAGGTGGCTTACAGTATGCTGAACTTGAGGAAGAAATATCAAATTACCATATTAACAACGTACAGAATGGACTTGCACCAAGTATGTTGATTAATATGAACAACGGAATACCAGACGAAAAACAACAGCACTTAGTAGAAAGTAAAATTAAGAGAAAGTTTGGTGGATCTTCTAATGCTGGTAAATTTATACTTGCTTTTAACGATAATAAAGAAAGCGAATCAACAATAACACCTGTACCTTTATCTGATGCTTCAGAACAGTACCAATTTTTATCTGAAGAATCACAAAAGAAAATACTTGTATCACATAGAGTTGTATCACCTATGTTATTAGGTATTAAAGATTCAACAGGTTTAGGAAATAACGCAGAAGAGTTAAAAGATAGTGTTGTGTTAATGGAGAATGTAGTAATACAGCCTTTTAGAGATATGTTATTAGATGCTTTTGATAAGATATTAGCTTTTAATAATATTTCTTTAAACCTTTACTTTAAGACGTTACAGCCTTTACAATTTGTTGATTTAGAAAATGTAAAAGACAAAGAAACAGAAGAAGAAGAAACTGGTGTTAAGTTGTCTAAGATGTTAGAGGATTTTGGGGAAGATGAAGATTTAGAAAACTGGGATTTAATAGACGAAAGGGAAGTAAATTACGAATCAGAAGAAGAATTAGATGCTGAAATAGATAAGCTAAACAATCCTAAAAAATCAATCCTTTCTAAGATTTGGAATTTTGCAACAACAGGAACGGCAAGACCAAACGCAAAGAGTAATCAAGATGGAAGTGCTGAAGATTATAACTATAAAGTAAGGTATCAATATGCACCTTTAAAAGCTTCTGAAAACAGCAGAGAATTTTGTAAAAAAATGGTGAAAGCCAAAAAGATTTACAGGAAAGAGGATATACAAAGAATGAGTAAGCAATCTGTTAACGCTGGTTGGGGTTTAAATGGTGCTGACAATTACGATATTTGGCTTTATAAAGGTGGTGGAGCGTGTCATCATTTCTGGTTAAGAAAAACGTATCGTTCAAAAAATGTTAAGCCAGACGTAAGAAACCCTAACTCTGAAGTTAGCGTAAATAAGGCTAAAAAAGATGGTTTTAAGC